TTTGATATCAGACTTTACATAATCAATATCTTTATCATAATACTTGACTTCAGGAAGACTAGAAATCTCTTCCTTCAATTCATTAAAATACTTAAGAAGTAACTCATCAGTTTTTACACTGGTATAGTTAATCTCCTTTAGTTCTTTATTGATATTTTTCTTTAGAGTGTTGTACTCTCCAAGAATCTGTTTCTTAAGTTTACGATCATCATCTTTAAACTCTTTGTGGTACTCCCACATTTTAAGAGATGAAGATCTCATCTCCTTCCAGATTTTTTCTTTCTCTTCGTCAATACGAACGTTTACTTTACTATCAAGATCATTGATATCAGAATCAATCTTGACTGTATTGTTAAAGTACTTTGTCTCTAAATCTTCAGATAGTTGCTCAAGGTCATATTCAACTTTCCCTCGCAATCCTTCAATTTTATCGGAGACTTTTATAAAGTCATCTTCAATAACACTAAAGGTTTTGCCAATCCAAGAGAAGTCTGGAACTTCATTTATTTCATTGATCCATTTAGGAAACTTAGGAATCGATGCTTTAACTTGATCAATTGCCTCACAGATCGCTTCAATTTCAGAATCATAATATTTTACTTCGGGTAAGTTTGCTACTTCAGTTTGAAGATTATCAATTCTATCTTCAATAGCATCTACCTGCTCATCATAATACTTAACTTCTGGAAGGTCTTTAATCTGAGATCTTACTAAGTCAATCTGATCGCAGATTGCTTCTACCTCTCTATCATAATATTTTACTTCAGGAAGTTGCGAGATTTGTTCTGCAAGTTCCTCAAGTTCTTTATCGTAATACTTAATCTCTGGGATATCAGGAATCTCTTCCCTGACATCATTAATCAGACGGATTAATTCTGGAAATGGTGGAATAATATCTTTTACTTCTGCGAAAGTATTTCCGTCAGCGTCTTCTATAGTTACTGTTTCTTCGTTTATTACTTCTTTTTCTTCTTCAATAAAATCTTCTACAGAAGGGAGATCCTCTGCGTTCTCTTCTGCAATATAATCTTCTATTGACGGTAGACTTTCATCTCCATCGAAATCCTCATATGAGGGCAAATCCTTAGACATTTTATTAGTACTTAATACTTCGGGATTTCTCTCCCTTCCTCTTTATTTAGGATCCTTCTTAAGTCCATCTTTCAGCATCTTTGCTAAATCTGCTGTTGATCCAACAAACAATGCATTGTTAACAGTAGATGGTCCTTTGACCTTTTCCTCTGCCTCTACGTCCTTTAATTTCTTTTGAAGGTCAAGTAATTTATCAGTCGCGTCTGCAACGTTTTTAATCAACTGACCTGCAACTTCATATGCTCTCGGCATCTCACTTTCTTGAGCGAGTTCAAGAACACCGTTTAATGCTTCCTGTCCTTTTTCGATGATGGAATAAAGATTACCTCTAGTGTATTCATAATCTTTTTTAATGTCATCAAGTTGTGCTTTTGGCACCACAGTTTCTTTTTTAACTACTTCCGCATTTACAACATCATCTGACACATTGAAAGTTTCGTTAAGATCGTCAAAGTTTTTAGTCATTAGATAAATCCACCATCAAAACCAAAGTTATCACCATCTTCGATAAGAGCACTGTCTACGCCAATTGTACCAGTGCTTGTTGTTGTGGTAGTATAGTCAATACCTTTGACCTCAGAACCACCAACATGTTTAGTAGCAGCAGTATTGTCTCTTCCTCTATCTACAGTTAGTTTATTTCCAGTCTTTGACCTTACATATAATTCTTCATCTCCAATGAAGATATATTTGTCTGCCAAGATACCAGTGGCATCAGCAACTTCAATAGTTTTTGCTGTTGCTGTGATGTCTGATGCCAATGTAGTAACAACGTTATCTGTGTAAGACTTAAGTGCTCTTGCAGTAGCAGAATAAGTAACTTCTCTTCTTGTATTTGTAGTATCTGTTCCAGTAAGATAACTGACAGTAGATCTCTTGATGATATCTTTGGATGCAGAAGATGTAGGACCAAAGAGGTATGTTTTTACAGTAAATCTTAAAGTGTAATATAAAACTCTTCTAGTAGTAAAATCACCTTCATAATCATCCTGCATTGTGATATTTTCTAACACAATAGGAATATCTCTTTTCTCCCTAATTTCATCAACCAGTTCAATGGAAAGATTATATGCAGGTTGAAAATAAGGTAAAATCTGCTCTACAATTTGAAGAGCATCGTCATTTAGTTTAGTATAAACACTCAATTCAAATTGCATATTATATGGAACTGGCATATAAGTTTTGCGAGTTTCCGTTCCATCATTTTTGTCTTTTGCGACAAATGTTTGAGTTGTAGTTACTTTTCTACTAGCATCATAAGTAAGTCCAGTAAATTCAAAAGACATCCTTGGCAAAGTAATTGCCATTGGTTTATTAAGATCTGGTGATTGCTCAATTCTAGCTAAAAACTTCTGAGTTGGTCCATATGCTAAAGGTACTCTTACAACAGAACCTTCCTGTTGGATCTCCATTGAATTAAACAGAGTTCCAAAACCAATAATGGTTTTTCTCAAAATTTCGTTGTAAAAGTATTCAAACATGATTAAACTTTAAACTATTACCTGCAGTAGAACTATTTAGGGTATTCCAAATGGATTCTGTTCACTAAAGTCTAATATTGCATCTGCAGCAGTTTCAATATCAAAGTTATCCGCATAAGGATCATTATTGATAGTTCTATCAATGGTTCTTAATGTGCGTGTAGCGCCAGAAGTTGCTCCAGTTAAAGTTTCTCCTCTTGTAAATGAACCAGAGACATTTGCAACCTCAAGAACATTAGTGTCACCATTCCAAGATCTAACTTTTGCAGTTGTTCCACTAGAGGAACCAGTTATAGTCTCATTAAATACAAAGTTTCCAGTATTTGTTCCACCTGTAGGTGCTGCAATAGAAATAGTTGGTGCTACTGAGTATCCAACACCAGTATTTGTCAAGTAAATATTCGCGATTGTTCCTGCCGCACTGACGACAGAAGTTGCAGCTGCTCCTGCAGTTGTTACGCCAGTCTTGAATACTTCGTTGGTAAATGAAATAGTTGGATTTGTGATATATCCTCCGCCAGCGTTTGTAATTGTGACTACACCAACAATATCGTCTCCAATAACGGTTGTTGCTGCAGCGCCACTACCAGTTCCATCAGTGGTTCTAAAAGTTACTGTAGGTGCCACCGTGTATCCAGAACCTGGATTTGCAACATCAACTCTCTGAACTGATTGGAATTTTGGATTTACATTAAGATTGCAAACATTGATACCACCAATCATTGAGGCAATACCTACGGCATTTACTCCACCTGAAGGTGCTGCAGTTACCTCAACAGTTGGAACCACTCCATATCCACCACCTCTATTGGTTACTGTAAACGATCTCACACCACCACCAACAAGTCCTGTAATAGCAGTAGCAGTGACTGCTGTTCCAACCATTGTGAGGGTTTGAGTTATTCCCTGAATGGTACTAATACCATCATCAGTCAATCCATCAACTTCATTTCCCAATAACTCATTATCAACTTCATCAATTCCAGTTGCAATAATCTCATCTTGATATTGAAAGAGTTCGCAAGATAACCCATAGACATAAAGATCTTGCAATTGATAATATGGTTTTGCATATTCAACATCTTTGATCTCATAAAGGCGATCATCCAATGGGAACCAGATTAAGTCTCCACCTTTTGGTCTTGTTGAAAGTTTAATATTTGATTGCCCCCCAATCAATGGAGCAATATAGTTTTCATATCGTTCTCTCGAAATAATAAGCTTTACTTCATCTTTTGATTCAATACCAAATTTTGATAATACGTCTCCTGCACCGCCATAAGAATCGAAGTTATCTACATACGCCTCAATTGGTAAAGCATTATCAAACTTAGATTGAACGACCTCTCTTATGACAGTTTTTTCTGTGATGTACTTTCTTGGAATATAATATATGTCAACACCATACATCCTCAACTGTTCGTTGATCAAATCTTGAACTAAGTTCTGCTCAGATTTAGTACCTTGAGTAAAAAATGGATTTAACATCAGCCTATCATATCAAGGGGCGGAAGTTCATAAGTATTTGACATGACTTCTTTAATCTTATCTAACTCTCTTTCTGCGTCATCATATATTTGTCTTCCATTCAATTCTATTCCGCCAGGAAGTTTTACTCCTTGGAACTTGATGAGATTTTGTCCCCACTGCCTCTTGATAAGAGCAGTCAAATATCTTTTTACAAAAGAATCATTATATACTCTTGTATAATCATTAGGATCTAATAGTCTGTAACAATCAATAATGATATAATCATCAATGGTAATACTTGACCAATCTATATCAAGATATAATCTATCCTGTCTTTGATTAAATCTGATTTGTTTTTGTGTCGTTAATGCAAAATCGATATCTTCAAGATATCTTTTGGTCATTGCATATGTTAAAAGTTCTGTAGAACCCCAATAGTAAATATCATTCAAAAATAACTGATATTTAACACTGAACATATTATTTGTTACAGTGTTAGAACCGTCAAAATGGAAAATTTTTGAAATACCTATAACATGTGGAGGAATCTGAAGATAGTTACTATTCTCTTCATATGAAAAAGTAGTTGCAGTTCCTGCAATCGTTGTATCTGCAGTAGTGGTTACAATACCAATAGGATTACTTCCACCTCTACCTCGTCCCCTATCAATATCTGCTTGAGTAACTTTGTATTTTAAAAATGTTTGAGTTACTCCATCAAAATGTCTTTCGTGGAAATACTGAAGGGCATCATCAACCAGATCATCGATTTGCTCATCAGCAACGTTGATCTCCAAAACAGGAGCACCTAACTGCCTCTTACAATAGTTAATCAGTTCTGTCCTATTTGTCGGTTGAGCCATTTATCCACTAGTTTTTCCTAAATGTATTTAGGGTGCTGATGATACAGCGGGGACTACCATCACGTTACCATTTACAAGAGTATATAGTGTAGAACCACTACTTACTATTACATCATACATATATCTTCCTTGATCAAGACCTCTAGTAGAAGTAGACCCTAAAGAGATTTTAATTTTACCTCCTGCCGCACTTGTGATTCCAACTGAAAATGCTGTTGTGACGCCAAGTGTTGCTCCAACAGCAACGCTTTTAGATATTGCAGCAGAACCAGTATACCCACTTAAGTCAAATGCAGAATTGGTATTGTCAGTTACGTTAAATGTAGTCTCAAAATCTGCTCCTCCATAAATTGTCAGATTAGCTCCATAAGGAACTCCTGTGTCTGGATCGAAAGTAATATTTTTAGATGGCATCTGGAAGTCCTATTACTGACAGTGTTTCTTGTTGCTTATAGTAAAGTTTGCAAAATGCTTTTGCAATATTTTTAAGTTCATTACGATTTTCGCAACTATCTATCTCACTTGCAATCTTCTGATATGCGAAAGATTTTTCTAAACCTTTTAATTCAATACTATCTGGATCCATTGATCAACTCCTTTAACAATAACTTGATATCATTGATATCATCCTTCATACTAGCAACCTCATCTTCAATTGTTTGTATTTTTTGATTCTTTTCAGATTTGATCTTACGACTAGAAATGTACTGATCATAAGATGCTTTATTTACATTAACTATATTGTTTGTTAAAGGATCTCTTGCGAGATCCTTATGACCTTTTTCAGTATAAATTTCCATATTATGCAAGAGCAATAACTCTGAGATTTTTGATTTGAGGAACTAGTTCCTGACTTGTAGATGTCATTACGATTTTAATTCTATAAGATCTAAAGTTTGGAAGATCGTCAGCAGTAAATGTACGTTCAATAAAATCGGTATCGTATGCACTATATCCTTTCTTAATTGAATTTTCTACAAAAACATCGGGTCTTCCGTCACTATCTTCTTCATTAATCACCTGTCCGTTAACGTTCAGATTCAAATATCCTGGGAATGGTTCAAAGATTGGTTCAAATCCAGGATCTGAATTGATCGCATAGAATGCTCTAATATCAGCATCCGTAGGAATATGTGCATCTACAAATATTTTAATCGATGATGCAGGATTTTCAAGAGTTACTTCTTTAGAAATGTACTGACATGCACTAGGATCATCAAAGATAGTATTTACTCTAGAATCAGTAGCATAATTGGTAACTTCAGAATTAACTCTGTTTGATATTGTATAAACACTACATCTATCAAGATCAATTTGAGGAGTTAATTTAGTGTTAGTTGTTCCGAGGAAAAGTCTCATTTGCATGGACTTATTACCTTCAATAGCATCAAGTTTACGATCTTCATTCACTTTGGAGAAGACTGCTCTTGGTGAATCGAAATAATTATTTGCATTAAGAACAACATCTTCAAATCCCGCGTTTACATAAGGAACCTCATCACCACTAATACTTTGAGTAGTGACGGTTCTTATTTGACCAGATACGGAGGTTCCTTCTACCGCGATATTGTGTATAGATGGTTTAATAATCTCAAAAGGAATGTTTTTGGTAGCTCTGACATTATCTCCGCCAGCAGATTTTGATGCGTTGAGGAATAGTTTGGGGAATCCTACTCCAGTAGATCTATCAGCATTATCATTAATACCAATAATTCCAAACTTCTCAGACATGTCAAGTTTGATATGATAAGAATCTAAAGTTATTGGATTTGCAATTGTTACATTGCTTAGATCGTGAGTTTTATTAATTCTAGCAAGACTTACTCCTGCGAGTTCATACTTATAGACTGGCGTGTCTATAGGATATGATTTTGGAATTACTCCTCTAGAAAGAGATCCGCCAATTGTTGATGATGTTGTAGAAGTGTATTCAATTATTTCTTCACCAATCAGAAGTAATCCAGTGTTAGTTAATCCAACACCAACACCTTCGAAAGTGTCGAAGTTACTTCCTGTTCCAGCAGTTACCTGAAGTGGATCTGTGGAAGATTTATCATATGCTGCTGTCAATTTAGTAGGTTTGCCATCAGGAAGAACTTTATAGATTCTTACAAAGTTATCATCGAAGTTCATTCCATGATTAACATGATTTACCTTGATGTGTAATCCATCTGTAACAGTTGTTATTACATCTGGGATAACGTCTCCACCATGATCACTGTTCAGTTCTCTCTCTACACCATTGCCATCAAAGAAGCGCATAGTTCCAGCAGCTCCAGTAATAAACTCACCTTGAACATTGCCAAGTATTAATTGAGATGTTTGACCGATACTAGTTACTGTAAATCTTGCATTTCGTCCGATACTCAATCCAGCAGGATCTGATGAAGATGGAAGTGGTGCAGTAGCATTAATAGTAACAACATCGCCAACTTGATATCCAGTGCCACCTGCATTACTGATAGTGGCTGCTATAGCGACTCCATCCTCTATAGTAATATCCGCAGTAGATCCTGTTCCATTTCCAGAAACAGCAACTAAATTTGCTCCAGTAAAAGTAAAGGATCCATCTGCTGGTGTATATCCAACTCCTGGATTAGTAACTGTTAATGTTCCTGTAGCACTAGCACCAACTCCGATTAAATCTCCCTGTGCAATTCTGTTTGCAGAAGTTCCTTGGAAGAAAGTATTTCCAAGAACATAACGACCGTCAGCAACTGTTGTTCCCAATCCAACACGAATTTCCTTAGAAGCAATATTTAATGGATTCTCCATCAATGTTGGAATTAACTTATTACCTTCAGAAAGTTCTGGACTATAAAGATCTACAGATCCAGACTCAACAAAGTCCGCTCTATACAGAGTAAACTTAAGATCTTCCCACTGACTTGCTTCCCATGTAGAAGCATTTTGAGACTTGAATAGTGATCCAAGTGTTGGTTGGTTAGAAATATATGCGTCGGTTAAAATATCATTTTCACCAACTCTAGAAACATAAACACTATACTTAGTTGAGTTTGATATCAGACATATAGCATATTCTTTACCACCTTCCAAATAAACTGGAGCAGCAAATTCAAACGTAGTTGCTACAGATCCGTCAGTTGAAGTATTAACACTATCAGGATAAAGGAGCACTTCAGATAAATCAAAATATTTTGGAGTTGGGAAACCATTCTCCATGGTTCTGATTTGGAATCTAACAGGAGTATCTCCGTCATCTTTAGTGCGGAAGAATACGTCACACTTAGTTATAAATACGCCTTCTGGATCTGTTTGGTCATCGACGAGGAAAGATTGTGCAAGAGGGTCATACCAACCAACAATAGATTCACTTGTAGTTGCTCGTCCAATGTTTCTAGTAGCAGTAACCTCGGTATCAATAGTTCTGTTAACAAGTTCTTCTTCAAAGAGTTTCTTTTGTTCAATTTTTGCATTTCTAATAGAAATAATTTGTTCCTGAACTGTTTCTAAAGTTCCTGCAGTTGTGTATGCTTCTTCACCGACAGTAGTAGCAGAATCTTGATCATTTTCTGAGTCATTCGTTAATGTGAAAATATTATTTCCTGTATCAAAGGATGGATTGTCTTTGTTACTTGGATCTGGAATGA